CGACTTCGACGGAGTTTTTTCATAATCTTGTTTTGCAGCAAGCATTTTCTTTTTGTAGATGGTTCGATCTTTATAGATCTTTTCCATCAGTTCTGGCAGGAACCCACGAACATCCTTCCGGTACATGGCACCATTGGCACATACCGCATTATCCTTGTACATCTCAAAGGTTAGTTCCTCATTAAGTATCTTATCAACGGTAGCCGATGGGTGTCGGGTATCCCTAAGTGTCTCCGGGGAGATATTGTATTGCATAATAAGGTGAGGGTACAGACTATTAAGGTCAAAACTGACCACCCAATCATACTTTCCCGGAATCGGTTCTTTAACATATGCCCCTGCATACTTAGAATCTTTATCAGAACGTTCCTTGGGCGGAATCACAATATCTCGTTTTTTGAGATAGTTGTAAATGATCGCATCCCACATACGGACCTGAAAGAACACATCATTATAGTTTACTTTGGCGTCATATGCCATAGTAATTGCAAGTTCAATCAGTTTCATCTTGTCTTCCATACGGTCAACAAGTTCCACGTCAATGATATTATATTCTACAAACTTCTGCCACCCGTGTGTATAGAAATCTTTAAATGTATCAAACTCAGAGTGATCTAACTTCTTCTGTCCAAGTTCTACACTAGCTATGTAGTCAAGACGATATGATTCTTGTGCTTTGTATGTAAACTTTTTGTATAGTGTCAAATAATCAAGTTGAGTGATACCACCAACATCATATGAGATCTGCTTACGACCCATCACGATTGCTTCCCTTTCGGTCACAAGACCCCAAGGAGACATTCGTTTCATCAACTTCTCACCAAGGATTCGGTCGATACGACGAACCAGATATGGAATATCATACAGTTCACTATTCCAACCCGTGATTACTTCAGGAGTATTCTCCTCAATCATCCACCAGTTAATGAAGTCAGTCAGAAGTTCATACTCAGTTCGGAAACCTTTGTAAAGAACATTCTTCTGCCTATTATTGAAAGGACCACGACCCCAAGTACGAATCTGTTTCGTATTATAATCCTGAATAGTAATCAGCAGAACTTCCTCTGCAGCAGATTCTACGTCAGGGAATCCATTCTCTGATGCAACCTCAATATCAAGTGTAGCAATCTTAATCTTGCTTGTGTCAAACTTAATCTCTTCTTCAGGATACATCTCAGAAATATACTGATAGATGTACCGATCATTACCGTAAATCTTAAAGTTCTCTACACCCTCATACTTCTTGATAAAATCCCTACATTCACGAACAGATCCGGGTTCTACCGATTCAACATATTCTCCTTCAAGAGTTGTATATTTTGTCTTCTTGTTAGAGGGAACAAAAAGTGTTGGAGAAAACTTTTCCCTCGTTGCAAAGTGCCTACCATTCTCATAACCACGGACCAGAAAGTGGTCACCGACCATTTGAACGTTGGTGTAAAATCTCATTATGAATCCTTTGGTGACGAATGTTCGTTTCAAACTTCTCTGTGTGTATTATAGCACCCTTTCCAGTAAACTCCTCAAATGCACTGATGAACATTGAAAAGTAATGCCAGTATTTTGGAGGAATATACTGGGGAGACATACACACAAAAATGTGGTCAAAATTATAATTATCAAACTTATAATCTTCTTTCTCTACGTTTCTATAGTTGGGAACAACTTCATCATTAAATTGATTACGAATTTTGTTTCCACTATTACTATTGCCAATCCAAGTAAAAGAATTTAACTTTCCTTTACCACCTAACCAAGCACCCCAGTTTCCTTCGTGAACTCTATCATATTTCAATAGTTCATAAAATTCTAACTTGTAAGCATCCTCATCAGACATTTCTCCAGTATAATCACCACCAAAAACATCATCGTGATGATCTATATTGATTAGATCAATGTTCTCATAATCAACAATGCTGAATAAAATAGAGTCGTGCTCATATCCAAAAGAAACACTGTCACAATTGCGAAGTGCCTTCAGAAAAGTATTATAGCAAAAAAGCAAATTAGATTGATCAATACGAAAATGACTTTCATTGAAATCAGTTTCATTGAAGAAGTCTTCCCATCTTTTTGCTGGATTATCATCAAATCTTAATGCATTATAAAGTTCAATGACTGGACCCATGATGTAGTCCAGATCAATACTAAGAACCTTCATTAGTAATACTATTGTATTTTTCCAAAAGATCTGAGTTTGGATCAGCAAGAGTAATGATCTTATCAGAACTGATCATGAACTCTGTTTGATTGGTATGATCCATCATCCAAGAGCAGAGATTATTCCCTTCCCAGATTTCCATAGGATTAATAAGTTTGCAATCTGGTTCACCAATATCGGCACCAATTTCTACAATCTCACTAATCAACCTCTCACTGTTCGTCAGTAGAATTACTTTGATCACTTTGTCCATTTACTTTCTCCTCATACATTTGCGTTAACATATCGACTGGTTCAACAACAGTAACCAACCAGTCTGGTCGAATAGGAACCTGAGTATCCTTAGATAAAACTAACCAAGGACGAAGAGAAATTTGAATATGTCCCTCTTCAGAATCCTCTTCCATCAAAATACTTTCCCCAGTTACTACCAAATGGGGATCATTGAGAAGGTATCCGACAACATTTTTATCTTCAGTAAGAATTTCTTTTACATCAGCAATGATGTCCTCACCAGATTTTAATACTGCAAGTTTGATCGACATTTTTACCTTTTACCTCATCTAATTATAACAATAAAAAAGGGGGAAGTCAACTGGATTTTGCCAGTCGTTCCCCTACGGCGACGATATTCAGTTTTATTTATGGAGTTGTTAGAAAGATTTCTGCTGTAGGGGGTCCATTAGGGAAATGCGCTCCCAAGGAGACCGTTGAAAAAAAGAGTCATTACGGTCCCAATTGTAAGAGTGGCGGCTGTGAAGTTCATAAGTCGTCCTCCTTAATACATAACTATCTATATTATATTGTATCACTATGATACATTTCTGTATAAATGGCAGCAGAAATTCGTCAGAATTTACAAATAATCCTTCCTTTGATGATGATCTGGGACAATTTTGCCGAGTGTAATACTCAGTAACCCATCCTCAAATACAACTGATCTAACTTCCGTTTCATCTGAGAGGGTCCAAGATCTGGTGAAAGATCTCTGAGCCACTCCTCTATGGACGTATTCTGTTCCAGTCTCTTTGTCTTCTTTTTGTCCTTCGACAAAGAGTTTACCGTCTTGTGTGTAGACATAAACTTCTTTCTTTTTGAAACCTGCCAATGCTAATTCCAGTCTTGATTCTACGTTGCTAATCGTGACTAGATTATATGGAGGATAGTTTGTCGTCGTTTCATGCAGGTTAAACAGACGATCAAAGTATTCTTCCATACCAATGCTGTTTCTATTTATACGATCTAACAGCTGATTAAAATTAGCGGCGTTATACTTCATTAGGTCAGTCATTGTACTTCTCCTTGTAAAGCGAGATTTGATTGTGTGGACCCCAAAGGCATCCATAAGTATATAGTAGCACAGACTATAAAAAAGGGGGTAGTGATCCCCGTATTTTTTATTCGGTTATCACAAAATTTGTTCGAGTGGAGATGTTACTTGAGATATCCTATTCTTAATGATTTCACAATATTCTTCGGACATTTCAACTCCAACAGAATTGAATCCAATATCTTTTGCTGCTATTAAAGTTGTTCCACTTCCAGCAAAAGGATCATATACAGTTCCACCAGTGGGAGTTATAAGTTTAATTAGATATTTCATCAATTCTAAATTTTTTACAGTTGGATGATTATTTTCAACTGTTCTATTATGAGTTCTTTCTTTCACAGAACTTTTAGTTGAATAGAAAAATCTACTAGCAGTTCCTTCATCACAATAAGTAGTTTCTCCAATATATCCACCACCACCAAATACACCTCCACCGTACTGTCTACCTTGATAATCTTCTACCCCATAATTTCTTGACCAACCATTGCCTCTCTCACCAAACTTTGCAAATTGTTCTTCAACTTCATCACTACCATCATGAATAACATTTCCCGGCCAACGTCCAGAATCTAATCTAGATTCTCCAATATTAATGGCACCTACACCATGCTTTTCCAAATTTTTTATAATTGTTTTTTCTTCAATGGGTTTTTGTGCAAGCAAAATTGGTTCATAACATGGTTTAAGTCCTGTTCCCCAACCCTCCCAATCAGAATTCTTCTTACCCATATTTTGACTCTTGGGCATACCCTGACCATACAACCACATCAAAACATCTTTTATTTTTAGTCCAGAATCTTCAACTGCACATACAAGTCTATGAAAAGTTTTAGAAGCACCAAATATCAAAAGATATCCACCAGGTTTTAGAGTCTTGGAAATAGATTTCCAAGTTTCTTCCTTAAAAGCAACGCAATTTTTATAAGAATCCCAACTGTTACCTAAGTATTCAATACCGTATGGGGGATCTGTTACTATAGAATCAAATAGTTCTCCATCATATTCGTCAGAGAACTTTACACAATCGTTATTAAAGTAGTTGCAGTTTGGCATTGAATTTCTCTTGTCGTTTCTTTTCTTGTTGCTCTCTCAACTCAATGTGAGATTGATGAGATTTTTCACTAATCTCTTTGAGTTTTAGTATAACATCTTTTCTAGTGATTGCATAATCTTTCTCTTGGTCAAAATACTCAAAGAACTTTTTCTCTTTCAACATTGTCTGACCAGTTCCAAGATTTGTATTTGTATAATCAAGATGCTCATACAAGTTGAACATACAAATCTTATTGTCTTTTCCATCAATACTTATTACATAGTAAGAATCAATTTTACCACTTAAAAACTTATCACAAAGTCTATTAAAAGAAACCATATTTGGTTGCCCATCTTTATTATATCCAAATTTGATATTAATAAGATCTCCAATAAAATTGAGATCTTGCATAGAACGTGCAGTCTCTGGCAAAGTAAACTTTTGGTTGTCGTATGTATTTAATTTTTCTACTAGTTTTTCTTCAACACTTTCACCAAACTGATGACCTGGTTCCTTTACATTAGGATCGAATCCGACTTCTTCTAGCACAGATGGTAAGAATTTTTTTACCATACTTAGAATGAAATCAATATTAGTCTTGGAAATCATGGGAGTGCCTTTGACCCAGATATTATAACACTAAAAAAGCACCCCGTCAAGGAGTGCTTTATTTTTTATTCTGCCTCTTCAGTTCGTTTCTTCTTAGAACCGATGTTGTACTTAGTCTCAAGGATCCAGTCTTGCTTATCCTTATATGCAAGAACCTTAATCTGGTTCAGTGGTGCAATATCTTGGATCTTCTCTACATCAACAATGCCAATAAGACCCCAATCAGCAAGCAGTTGAGCAATACGGTTCCGACGTTGGACATCGTTTAATGTCAGATTTGCATGTTTACCATCAAGTGCAAACAGTTCCTTAAAATGCACAAGGAAGTATCTACCTTGCTTGTGAAGAATATGACAGGACTGATAGATTTTCTTCTCTTTCCTAGATGCGACTCCGATACGAGTCAAAGTTTCACGTACTTTTAAGAAGTCATCTGGTTCACTCAGAAGCACTTCTACCATTTGTTCTGGTGACCATTTCACTTCACTTTCTCTAACGACACTCATTTCGATCCTCCAGTATCAAATTTTGATTTAATAAATGTAAGTTGTTCTTTTGTCAAGATCCTTAGTGCTTGTTTTGCCTTCTCATTAC